GGCCGGGCTGGTGCTGGCCAGCCAGAACATCACGGTGAATTACAGCCCCGACAGCCGGTATTATCCGATCCGGGGGCCGCTGACCTACAGCATTGAATTTTCCGACGGGGCGATCACCAACTATTTCTGGACGGTTTTGGACGCTGTGGCGGCATACACCAATCGCGTTGCGGCGGCATACGGATGGGGAGACCATTCCACAAACGGATATTTGACGGGCTTTACAGAACTCGACCCAGCATGGCACTCCGGCACTAGTGGGCTTTGGTCGGCGATTAACGAAGCAAAAACGAACAGCGCGGTTCTTGATGAGCGCATTTCTGCGGCAGAGGACATCACGAACAGCTATTGCCTAGTGAACGGATCAATTATTTACACGTTTGATGGGTATGTGGATACTGAAAGAGAAAGAGAAGGGCTTCGACCATCTTACCGAAATGGATCGTCTGTAATATATCAAACTTACAACACCGGTGGGCCGGGCGGTGCTTATCAGGTGTTCTGGACTCTTGATGAACAATATGACTCCGTTGTAACAAATTCATATTATCCAGTTTCTGGAGTGTGGATAAAATCTGGTGGCGCGACGATTACAAACAAATTCATTAGCGGGCCGGCAGCTATGCAGAATTTAGCTCTGGCAGCGGAGGCGGCGGAGCGGCTGGCGGCAGACACGAATCATGTTGCACAAATCTCGGTGGTGAGTCAGCGCGTGGAGCGCGTGGTCGCTGGAACAGATGCCTTTGATGGAATCCTTCTTGACCGGGAGATAAACGCCTGGTCAGACATCGGCCTGACGTACACGAATGCGGTGCGCCAAAACTGGAGCGTCACGATCACCAACGATTCCGCGTGGACCGGATGGACGACGACCGGAGCGCTGCTGACCAATGGCGTGATCTTTTTGACGGAAGGCCAATATCTGCACAGCCCGGTTCAGTCCAACGGGATTTCATCCGTCACGGTTTCATCTTGGTCGGATATGAATAGCACCTATTACACCGAACAAATTTTAGTCGGATCGAACGTGGTTTCGTCGCCCTACAGAACGAACGACGCCGTTTGGAAGATCACGGCTGGCTTGACGACGCCGATGGCAACTCCCGGACTGAATGTGTCCAACGTCACGATCACCGGCTACATTAATCCGGA